TATCTATTTTGTTCTCTATTTTGTTGGTTAACACCTTGCGCGATAGTTGGCATCATACTATAAATTTCTTTCTTAGTTTGACGCGAAATATCACCCGTGACGTTAATGCTTATTTGCTGTTGATTACCTGCTTGTCCATTCCTGGCACGGTCAAGCTCACCAAAAAGATTAGATTGCTGTCTTTTGTTGAGTATCATTTCACCGCCGTGAGCCATAATAGGTACTTGTCCTCCGCCTGGCACTAAACCACCATCGTTGAACATACCGCCCATCGCAGTAAAAGAGTCCGGGCTGGCCACTGCGGCAGCTCCGCCGCCAGATAGAGCACCAAGGCCCGCACTGAACAAGCCACTAACAAGAGAGCCAAAAAGACCTCCGCCTGAGCTTCCTCCACCGCCTAGTAGGCCGGATAGAGCGGAACCTAACTGACCGAACAAGCTGCCCATTCCACCAAGTAGATTATCAAACATTCCACTGAAACCAGGTAACCAACCATCGAGTACGCCTTTAATACTAAATGCGCCTTCTTCTATACCTTCCGCCGCAGCATCACTTACGTCTTCAACTTCAGCACCACCTGCCGCCGTAGCACCTGGTAGTATTGAGGAAACTCCTTCTTTAGCTGTAGTGGATAAACCACCAAGACCTTTAACAACGCTAACAAACATCGGGTTAGATGCTAATCCTAGCTGTATACCTTTTGAAGCCTCGCCTAAACCGCTAGCTGCGCCTTCCAGTGTATCTTCCGGACTACCAAATATACCATCAAAGAAACCACTCATGCCACCTAAGCTACTATCATCAGAACCGAAGATAGTGTCGGTTACCATATCACCAACGTTACCAATAGCTCGGTCAGCAATAGTGCCTAACAAGTTATCAAAGAGGTCACCAAGATCATTAGTACCCTTGAGGATACCTTGGAAGGTCTCGTTGAATCCATCACGAATATCCGTAATAAATGTTTTAGATTCAGCCAGCTTCTCATTGAACTTCTCAGCAGCCATTTCAAGCTGTTGCATCTCAAGAACCGCAGCATCATACTTAAGCTGTTGTTCAGGTGTACCTGGTACTTGTTTGAGTACGGTAGCTAAGTGTTCACCTCTTGCTGCTATAGCGAGTAGATCAGCCTGTGCTTTATCAGATACCTTAGAGAAATCACCAAGGTTTAACTGAATCCCGATTTTACCAAGACCGTCAAGCTGCTTAGAAATTGACTTGTAAGAAAGAAGTTGACCATCTACAGCGTCCTTGGCAGCGATTAAAGCGAGTAGCTCCGCATCTGTCAAGTCTTTTATCTCTTGCTTAGTCAGTTTAAGCTCTTTAAGCGCTTTCTGGTTAAGTGAGAGAATAGTAGATTGTTTTTCTTCTTCTTTAGAGATTTCTTCATTGATTGCGATATAGCGTTCTGCCGTTACATTAAGCTGCTTCTGTTCAGCAGAAAGCGCTTGTATGCTAAGGAATGAACCTTCGATTCTACTCAAGTCTTCTTTACTTATCAGAGAGAAGTCTTCCTTAGAACCTTTACCAAATGTAAACGATTTGAATTGAGCAAAAACGTTTTGACTTGATTTGATAGCCTCTGCCTGTTTCTGGGCAAGTGCTGCTGCTCCTTTCTTTAACACCTCTCCTGTTTTACCAGCAAGCGAAGTAATACCGTCTTTGATATCCCCCGTAAACTTAGCAAACATCTGCTTCTGCTCTTTTGTAAAGAAACTTAAGTTAGATAAATCTAAATTAACGCCCATATTAGAGAGTAAGCTTTGTAGGTTAGAAACCGCAGCTTCCGATACTTCAGCTATCAAGCTAGGTTGTTTACTATTTGAACTTTTTGAACCTTTTGCGCCTTCTCTACCAGCAGCTATTGCTTGGAATGATTTAGTAAGTTCAGCGAGAGCCTTAGGGTCCGAAAAGTCTCCTGAGAAGTTAGCCATAACACTCGTCATTTGCTCAGAGAGTCTAGCATCGTAGGTAAGTGCATTATTAAGATCAGCAATTTCCTCGGCTACAAGTGGTTTACTCTGCATATCCGTCAGTAGACGGTCTACGTTAGCAACCAAGTCCCCGTTAAGTCCAGGTTCAACATCTGGTTTTCTATTATCCTTGTTGAAACTTGCTAGCCCCTCGGCCCCCAATGGCTCAAAGTCAAACTTTATATTATTTAAATAATCTTCGAATTCAGCAAAAGGGTCAGGTGCGCTATTTAAAGGTACCTGAATCGCGTTAGCTACTGCGGCTGGTGTAAATGCTGTAGCCCATTCAACTATTTCATTTTGCTTATCTTCATAAGCAGCAGAAAGTTGTCTTGTGTGTTCATCCAGACGTATCACATAAGGTTCTACGTTATCTTGTCCTTGGAATGGCTTGTAAGGTATGTTGGTTTGTGGAGGTAAAGTACCAGCGTGTGCTTTAGATATAATGTTAAAGTCAAGGTCTGTCTGACCCATACTTGTGATTGTTTTATCTATTGAAGCTCCTGCTTTCTTAACTCCGGTATCCAGCTTGTCCAGTGCTGTTTCAAATGTACCTTCAATGCCATCACCCATATTACTAAAGGTGCCACCTATGCTATCAGCAGTGTTACCCAGTTTCTCTGAGAAAGAATCACCTTCACCAAATAGGAACACTCCCAGCGCACCAGCGGCAAGAACCGCAGCAGTGATAGCGAGTATCAAAGGATGAGCCATCAATGAAGTGAATCCTACAAGTACAGCAGGTATCGCTCTTGACGCCAATCCTAACAGCGCAACACCCATTGCTTTAATAGCAGGTATGGTACCAAACCAAATAGCTCGGGCAACGCTCTTTATACTTAACAGCAACAAAGTACCATTCATAAAGACAGCCATTGCGGCAACTCTTATAAACCTCATTAGAGAAGAAGCCCATAGAGCAATAGCTCCGCCAAACCCAACAGCCTGTATTGTAGCAGCTGCGCCTGTGAGACCGTACAACCAAGCGATAGTAGTCCCCATCAGTGAAAAGAACTTCGCAGCGCCTTTCTTACCGAATACAAGGAAGGTTACTAAACCTGCGCTTGCTATATAAGAGGGTACACCAAGCAGCGCATCGTTAACTGCGCCTATTATTGACGCAACAGTTTTACCTACTATGCCAAAGTTATCTAAAACACCAGTAAGGAAGCCTTCAATTGCTTCTTTCAATACAGGGAACGCAGCAACAATACCTGCGCCAAACAAGGCACCTGCTATTTTACCTACCTTTCTAGCTACGTCATACGTGCTTGTTTCAAAAACACCGAGTACCTTGTCCAGTTGGGGGAGGAATACGGCACCTAATACAATACCGACAGAAGCCAGCGCTAACGTCATTACTGCGGGGATCGCGAGCAACCCTGCGATTAGAGCACCTGCTAATGCGAATGATATAGCTTTACCTATGCCAGCTAGTAGACTATTTAGTATACCGCCTGTTCCGCCTTGGAAGTATTCAAGAGAACTATCAAAGGCAGCTATTAAAGAAGCTTTTACGTTTGTAGTATCCAACTTAGGAAGAGACATATTGGATAGTTTATCAAAAGCGAAAGACAGCGCAGCGGAAACGGGAGACACCATAGCCAGCAAGGCTCTCAAAATAGGTTTCACTTCTTCGGGTATAAGATTAAACGTGTTCTTTACAACGTCCTTTATGCTTGTAAACATAGAAGAAACAGCGCCAAGTACGCCTGTCTTATCCTCAACCCATTGTAGCGCACCAATTAAACCATCAAATAAAGTCGAAGGGATATCTAAGTTTGCTAGAGACGTATACATATCCGACATTTTACTTTTGATGTCAGAGGCAGCTTCTCCCATCCTACGCCCGATTATATCAGGTTTAATGATGAGGTGGTCCACAAGAGGGTTAGAGTCTCCGCCAAATAAGCGGGCAAAGTAGCCTACTATCTCTGTAGAGACTGAGATAATTGTTCTTTTGAAATTTCTGAGGTTAGAAATTACAACTTTTAGCATTTCAGATTCTGCGACAAATTCAGACACTGCTGAGAAGTCTATTTTCATTGAAGCTAAGTTTTCTACTAAATTAGCAAAGGCTTCTCCTGTAAGTAGGATTATTCCTTTTACGTTGTTTAAGATTCTTATTCCTGTACTACCAAACTTTGAGAGGCCTTCTGATAGTTTACCAAACACATCTAATCCAGATACGAAGGAAGCTACCTGAGAGCCAATGTTGGAAACTGCTCTACCTAAGAAAGCAAGACCTCTGGTCATTGGTTCCAGGAAAAGTGGTATTTGTTTTGCGGAGTCAATAAAGACCCTAAAACTCCTGGCAGCAGGGCGAGCTACGTTGTTTAACGACTCTCCTGTTTTCAGAAGGAATCTAATCATACGAGAAGAAGAACCCGTAACTGAGTCGAACTCTTGGATTAAGCGACCCGCACCCAGCCCAAGTACTGTCATAGCCTGTTGGAAGGTAGGTGCTATCTGTTTAAATTCTTCGTCTATAGCTGCGGTTTGGTCTTTCAACGCGTTTACTACTGCTACTGCGGTTAACTTGCCTGCTTCAGCAAAGGACCTCAGTTGACCAATCGTTATACCCATACCTCTTGCTATTGCCTTGGCAACCGCAGGGGTTTGTTCCATTACAGAGTTTAATTCTTGACCACGTAATGCCCCAGCTGCTAAACCTTGACCTAACTGTACAATAGCAGAGTTAGCGGATTCAGCAGATGAACCAGAGATAGTGATTGCTTTTGAAACGTTTTCTGTTACTTGTAGAACAGTCTTCTGCTCTATACCTAATGTTTTTGTAGCTCGGCCTATACGTGAGTATAAGTCTGCTAAGGATTCCTGCTCATTACGAGTACGAATCGATATTTTATTAATCTGTCGAAATGCATATTCTTGTTTTAGTAAGCTCTTGTTGGTAAGTGCAATACGCGCTTCTAATCTTTTATAAGAGTCAGTTGTTCGGGTGAGTACACTACCTGCTGCGAAGGCTGCGATACCCGCACCAATTAGAGCTATGGTAGTTTGTAATGAATTTGCTGCTTTCTGAGTGGACTCAGCTATGCCTTCAACGGATTTATTTAGCTTGGCGAGGTCACCCCTTGCCTGTTTGGAATCACTCTTAACTGCAATTTGTAATGCCATAATAAATCTCCTGTTATTTTGTTAAAAAACCCCTGATGGTCTTGTTGACCCTAATAAAGGGCGAACACCATCAGGGGCAATTTTCTAATTTCTTACAACCTGTACAAAGTTACCTTTAGTTTCAAAATAGTTACTAATGGTCTTCTCTACGAACCGTGGTGGAGCTTGTAAGGATGAACCCGCATTCAGGTCCGCAATGTACGGAGTCCCGTTAGTTATATATAAGGTTTCTACTGTATTGGTTGATACTGGACCTAACAAAGCAGGGCCTACGATAGCTCCGTTTTGTGAGGCATCCTTAAACACTCCCTGATAGCTCGATAAGAACCAGGAACCCCTTGCGCGGCCTTGGTCTACTGGGGTCGCGTAAGCTAAATGAGTTACTGCTTGAAAAGCGGCTGCTCGTTGGGCTTGGTTTACAAGCTTTGTTACGTCTTTGTTGAGTTTATCAAACAACTCTTTCCGACCTGTTAGCTTAATTGAAACTGACATAGCTGTCTCCTTAGATTACTTCTTGTTTTTTTGTTGAGCTGATTCAAGTAAAGCACCGAATGCTGATTTCCTGAGTGAGCCTCGCATAGTTTCTTCGTCTGACTTCTCGTTCTCCCACTTTTTCATCCTTGCTATAGTAGGGAATATCTCATCAGCAGTTCTCTTAACACCTTGGGCGTTGAGTAGTAAACAAGTACGATTGTCTTCTTGCCAACCCATAGGTCTTGCTTCCAAGTACCTTGCCCAGTCACGAAGCTCTTTTGCTGGCATCTCTTGTTCTATCTGATACACGGGTATCTTCAAGTGAAATGCCAAGTCAAAAAGCCAAAGCTCTGCTTCGTTTAGTCGTTTCCCTCGCCACCATTAGAAACGCCCATAATATTTTCAGATAACTTAGTTAATTCACTAATTGGAAAAGAATCTAATTCTTCATCAGTTAGTTGGTCAGCATCGATTACCGAAGTGCGTATTACGAATCTTAATATTTCTAATTGGTCTTGTTTTGCTTCCGGTAGGGCTTGAAGCGCTTTAGTTTTTGCTTCAATAAGTTTTGCGTCTCCTACCGTAAGTACTTTAATTTGTACGTCTCCATCCATAAATGTGACGGTTTTTGTTTGGACTTGGCCTAAAAATTGTTTCATGTTATTATCCTTTATCAAATAAATGTTTGTTATGCCCTTGGAAATCATCCAAGAGGTTATGCATCTTGTTTAAAACGTCAAGCGTCTCGAATATCTCAGTGCGCTTTTCAACGTGTTCAGGGTTGCCTTCATCAGAGAAGTCCTTGAACCTATCAAAGGTTTTGCGTGAACTGAAATCAATATCTTTCTTCATATTACGTAAGGTAGTTTGAAGAACGAAGCCTTTGTCAAAAGGAGGTTTGCTGTTATCCATATTAATTTATCCTAGTATAAAAAGACTAGAGAGCCCGAGGACCCTCTGTCTTGTATATTATTGGTTTACTTAAGCAGGAAGTGCGTAAGTAGAAGTGCTGCTATCAGCTTCTAAGCTAAATGGACCACTAAAATCGCCTTCGATCGTTACAGCAATAGTTGCCTGTAATGAATCAGATAATGAAGGAGAAATTTCAAATGATGCAATAGTACCAAAGAAATAGAAATCAGCAAATTTGTCAGCGTTGTCAGCTGTTAAAACGCCAGCTGCGTCAGAAGCAACGTCTGCATCAGTAATGCGTACGCGGAAACATAAACGCGTGTTTGCTTTACGCAACACGTCTAGGTTAGCGTGATCTGATGGAATGTAGTTAACTGTAAATTCCAAAGAAGGAGCATCAGACTGGCCAGATACTTGGCTTGAAGTTGCTTGACCGTAGACTGGAACGTTTACGATGTTTGCTGGGGTACCCAATGAAGGAAACTCACGGATGTTACCAACGTGCTTAACTGCAGCTTGTACTGTTTCATCAGTAGCAGTTTGTGTACCAAGGATAGTTGCGCTGTTAGCAGCGAAAAGACCATGTAAGTCCGCAGAAGCGGAGTTAGTGTTGTTAGCGGTGTTAGCTATAAAGTCTAAAGTAGTAAACTTAGACGCACCGATAGATGTAATATGTGCCATTATTAACCTCTGTTAATTGTAATAATTGAAGTCTACAGAATAATCGCCACGAAATAATTCAGGATTATCTCGGTCAATACCTAAGATGGAGATAGAGCTCTCACGAGTTCTGGTGCCTGTACCTAGTTGTTTGTTCTGTAGTATATTGTCAAGTGAATCCGCAATTTCCATAAGACGCTTAGTGCCTTGGTTTGCTTTCACGAAGATTTGAATGATAACCTTTCCCGAGATGCCAGACCTGCCGTAATCAGTGTCGCCAGTTAATGGCAATACTTCAATTTTAACAAATTCAGATTTCTGGGAGGGTACCATATAGTTTGAAGGATACGCAGATATATTGTAGTTTGTCCACAAGGTTGTGGCAAAAACAGACTCTACATCTACTAGGATAGTAGTGTACTTAGACATATTATCCCTCCGTTACTAGTAGTGTTATTAAACCCGGTTGCTGGGTGAAATTTATAATTACGTGTGATACGCTATTTATTACCACTGTGTCATATAAAGCAGGACTTGCCAGATCTTTCTCTTTGATATAGACCTCTTTCCGAGGAGCTAAGATCTCAGCTTGATCAGGTTCTTGTTTGACGGACATAACAATAGCTTCGCTTGAAGT